TTCCATTGAATCATTTTACTAGCTTCTGGAGCTGGTAGTTTAAGACCATTCAAAGAAGAATTTGGAACTTCTACTTTACTTAATGAATCATCAGAAGCTTCTACAGCTAAATTAAATACTTGAGTATTAGCTAGGTCTAAATCAGCTTCAGTTAAATTACTTCCGTTAGCAAAATCTACAAGCCTAGACGAATCTGGTGTATTACGTTTAACTCTAAAAGTTACTGAACTTGCAACTGCTGGAGATATTTGTATCTGAGAATCAGATAGAAAAGTAAACGTAAGAGCCGCGTCTGTAGCCACGTTTGTTACGGAAACGTCTGTTCGATTTATGAATGAAAATGGTACACTCCACGTAGTCGTAGAGTCATTACCAGTATAATCGACGTAAGAGTTTGCCATTTATATATTCCTATTGTTTGTAAATATCAGGGAATTCTTGACTTAGGTTTTCTAAGTACTGTTTGATAATTAATGCATTGTTAAAAGGTATTAATTTTGTAATGTTTCTGAAATCATTTCTACTAATTTCTTGGTCGGTTCTTATTCCATGAGCAACACCTTTAATTGCTCCATCAGCTTTATTAACAACTGAAGCGGCTGGTATACCCATAAACATATCTGAAGCTAAACCAGTGCTTCTTCCATATCTAAAATAAGGGTCATTACCAGCGTGAGACCATATAGTATCTGCTATCATAGGAAGTATAGAAGCCCACCCAGCTCTTTGCCAAGAAGCTTTTCCAATTTCTTCTGGTGTTAACCTCTTAGCTAAGTAATCTTCTTCATCATGTCTACCTATTGCGTTTAGTTTTGTTTGTAGGGTATAACCAACTCCAGCAAACATAACAGAACTCATAAACATATTAGCTGTCTGTACGTCCGCCATTTCAATGTTGTATTGTAGTTGTTTAGTATAAGCGTTTAACATGAAACTTCTAAATTGAGTAAATAACTTACCTGTACTTGTATGCATATGCCATACAGAAGTACCTATATCATTTTCCTGTACAGCTTTTCTACCCATAATGAACATAGCATCACTTAAATCTTCTACAGCCCTACGTCCTTCTTCGGTTTTAGCCCACTTCTCAGTGTTGAATTTTTTTAATTTTTTTCCTTTAAACATATCAGACTTGCCATCATTAGCATATTTCTTTATGTGCTTTAAAACATTTTCTAATCCTTCATCTGTCATGCCATAGCTTTTAAGCCTGTTTCTATCTGTCTTACTTAATTTAGATAATTTAACTTCACCTAAATCATCAACAGCTCTATAAGCTAAATTTAAAAACTTTTGACCCATAGCTCTTGATGTCAATCTATGCATAAAAGAAGTTATAGGCATCATACCTGAAATGTCTGCTGTAATTTTTCTGCCTACACCCATAATAATATCAAGTTTTCCAGTTAAAGCCGCTTCGGGAAGTATATCATCATAACGTGTCATAACTTCGCCGCGCATTCTTTCTGTGCCTAGCCCGACAACTACTTCCATTTCGGAAAGAAAATCATCATCATCTACACCAGATTTCATAATTCTTCTTATTTCAGGAATTTGCGTAAACATTGTTCTCCAACCAACCATTCCTAAAGCATTCCCAAATTCAGCAATCTGTGCGAAACCAACTTGGTTCATATAAGTCATGAAGTTTAAATCTCTAAAAATTCTGGTTGACCTCTGCCAAAAAGCAGATGTATTTTCAACAGGTCTACCAATAACACTATTATATAATACCTGTAATTTATCAACATTTTTATTAACTTGGGCTTCAGTTAACGCTCCTAACTCTTTATTTTCCGCTACTACAGCTTCAAGATGTTTTTTAAACTCAGCTTCGCTTTTTATTCCTTTTTTAGCCAGTGCTATATGACCAGCCATTTGATGAATATAATTATCCATTAATACTTCAGCATCATCTTCTAATAAATCAGAAAATTTTATTTCATCATCTAGGTCATTTCTAAATGTTTTAAAATAATCATCATCAACAGTTGCTTCATTAGTTCTTGAAGGTTTAGTTATAAAAGCAGTTTCATCTATACCTAATCTAAATTTAGCTTGACTAGGTACACCAGTTTTCTGACCAGTTTTTTTACGCATAGAAACCATAATACTTTCTACAACACTATCTTCTAAATCTAATTCTTTTAAAAGTTCTTCCATACGTGCGGCATTATCAGCACCAAAATCTAATGTATTAATACCTCGTTTATCTAGGTCATCTAACTTCTTTAAATATGCGCTAGCTATTTTATCAGAATCAGCTTTACTTAAAGAATCATTAAATTTTCTAATTCCCCTAGAAACTAATTCAGTAACATTTCTTACACCATATCTTCTGTATAACATCAGTCGACGTTCTGTTTTATGTATTCTAGGTAAATACTTAGCATTTTCCATGACACCATCAAAACCTTTTACACCGCTTTCTTTTAAATCACCTAATATTCTTTTGTAATTTTGTGATATAGCTTCAGCCGCTTCTATAACATTTTCATCTTTACTAAGATTCCCTCTAATATGTTGAGATACTTGTTTCATAAACACTTTACGTTTAAAAGGTTTTTCATACCAAGTGTAAGCGGTGTTTGCGTACCAATTATCAAAAGCATGATTAGAAACTCGTTTATATAGTACTTGATAAACATATCTTAACTTAGTAGCTATTTGAGTTGCGGCTATTTCATTTGTAACACCTTTTACTCCAACCCCATCTTCAGCTAATAACTTTCCAAGACCTCTAGTTATTTTATTATCGCTTTCTAATAACCTTCCAACAATATCAATTCTTGGTAATAATTTTTGTAACCAATTTTTAGTAGTTTTTGGCACATTCATTCTGTTTAATATTTCTTCTGTACTTTCAGTATGAAATTGTTTTCCTGTTGTAGCTCTTTGCGCACCAGCAGTGTCTGTGTGATAACTACCATTCTCAGGATTCAAATTCATAACGTCATTAGAAAAATCTTCATTAAGTTTCTCGTTATCTTTTAAACCAGATTTACCGCTTCTATGAAACACAGCAGATAAACTACCGCCTAAAAATAAACCAACCCCACCAGCTAACAAAACATCTTTAATATCTAAATGGTCATTTGCTGTAGCTAGAACATTTTCTATTGCCATAGCTTCGCCAGCTACTATAGTACCATTAGTTAAACCTTTTTTTAAACGAGATACTTTATTAGCAGTAGTAATCCCTTTACCACCCCAAGTTAATGCAGAACCAGCACCAAGAGTAGCGAATGTTAAAGCTAACGCGGCTTCATCTATTAAATTATAACCTAATCTTTTTAAAAGACCGACACCACCCTGAGATTGTATAAGTTCTTCATTTTTTAAAGCTTGTTTTAGTTTTATTACTCTCATGCCATATTCAGTATCACTTCTACTTTTTATAATACTATCCCAAAACTCAAGAGGTACTTCATCTTCTATTAATCTTTCTTCTGTAAGAAAAAAATCTGGGTCTGTTTCTATTGATTCATAAGTATGAAGATAAGCCAAGTTAGCTATTGTATTATCATTATCTTGTATAGCTTGTTTAAGTTCTTCTCTAGTAGTTTCATCTTCTAACAAAGGAGATGGCATATTTAAACTTTCAAGAATAGGTATATTTGTAGTTTCTTCTACACTCCACCCATAATCAGTATCTTGTTCTTGTCTTGGTGTTAAAGAGTCTATAGGTTCAATCTGTGTTACAGGAGTAATGGGTAATTGATTTCCTTTATTTACATTACTAAATGTTGTGTCCACCATTAGTTAGAACCTTTTAAAATTCGTGAAAGCTTACCTTTATCTTTACCTATTTCGTCCATAATTATATCTCTATAAACTTCTTTACCATCAACAGTTTCAACAGCTTTTTCTTTTAGCTGAGTAATATACATTTGACCTAGTTTTTGCTGTTCTAAAATATATGCTGACATAGGCTCACCAGCTATTGCATCTGGTCTAATATGCCAGTTGTCAATATCTGCTATATTTAAAGGTTTAAGTTTAAGATTGCCTTGTTTCCAACCATTAGTAATTTGTATACCATCTACAAAATTATGATATTGTTTAACAGTATTAACAACTATTTTTGAGCGTTGTTCGTGTAATGCTTCTTTATTATTCTTTTCTTCAAACTCATTTTGCATAGAATCCCAATTAACATGGATTTGCCCATTAAAGCTTCCAAGCTGTGTATTATCATTTATATGTTTAATTATTTCATCACTTTTATTACCGCCAAACACTTCTATATTATTTGGAAGACGTATTGATAATTTACCGCTTTTTCTTAAATCAGTATTATTAGAATGAGGAACTAAAGTAAAAATATGTTCTCCATCTAAAAATATTTTACCATCTCTGTTTTCAAACTCAGAAGCTTCCTGTATGACCCTTCTAGTTACTAATAAGTCATGACGTGTATCTGTCTGCCTATCTATTTGTCGTCTGCTCATTAAAGCAGGTTGTTTTGATAAATCTATAATTTTTTCTTTAATTTTTTCTGGGAGTATTGTATCTTCGCCAATTACCCCATAATAGATTAAATCAGCAGTAATATCTTTAAGATAACTATCAACAGCTTCAGAATTTATATCAAAATTTACTGGTGATTCATCTGGAGTATAAAAGGTATCTCCTATTTTAACTCTTTGAGCTAACCACCTTTCTGTAATTTTAGTATATGCTTCCTCTATACTAGCATTCATATTAAGAGCTTTATAAGTTTGTATTTCTTTTTCTATTTTAAAAGCATCTCCATCACCAATACCTTTAGATTTTAACTTTTCAGTTATTGAATTACCACCTTTATAGTGTTCAGTAATCGCCTGTTTTGCTAAAGGTAAGTTCTCCTTTGATTTAAAAACTGCTTCCTGAACAGCCCTATGCCAGTCTTTCTGTTCTACAGTTCCAGATTCTATAATTTGTTCTAAAAGCATATAACGATTATCTTGTTCTGAATCCATGTGAAGACTATAAAATATTGGGTCAGCTTTCTTTAACGCATTTCTTATTTTTAAAGTCTCTGGGGTTAGCTGTGAATTTAATGCCCTAGCTAAAGGTTCTATTTTTTCATTTCGTTCAGAACTAAATTTTAATAACTTAGTGAATTGTACTAGAAATTCTTCAGATTCTGAATCCATCTTAGATAACTCTGTAAACATATTAGCTTGAATAACTTTAGCTTTCGATTTAGCTTCATTACCCTGTTTTGTACCAGATATATTATTATATAGTACTGGGTCTAAAACAGCAGAAAGTATAGTATCAGATTCAACTAAATCATTTTTCTTTGTTATGTACGCTCTAGCATAAGCTAATTGTTGTTGTACTGTTCCATACCTCTCCCCCATTTCATATACTGTCTCAGGTGTATATACCAGAGAAAAAGATACTGAATCAACAGCGTCTATTAAAGCCCTGTCTATATTCAATCTAAATTCTGACGCTTGTTCTGTCTCTAATTTTCGTTGGAGTGTTTCTTGAAATGTTAATAAAGTTATAGCGTTATCAGCAGTTAATATTGCTTTTGGATTATAATCTGGGTGTTTTGGGTCAGCTCTTTCTGGAGTTTTGATTAAAGATTCTATTTCATTTTTTGTAAATCGTTTATTTTCACCTAAAGGGTTAGTATCAGAAATCGCCATCATGCGAAATTTTATATTAGATACTGTTTGAAATCGTATTAATTCATTTTTCTTAGACACTTTAGCATCATAAGATGTTTTAGCTTGTGCTTTAGCTTTAGCTATAACTTTACCAAACTCATTAGTATATGCTAATGAGGACATTCCATTTTTACCTTTCTTATAAAATACATCAAAAAGCTCTGGTTCTCCGCCACGTTCTATTGAAATCTTAATAACAGCATCAACCGCCATTTGGTTTAACTGAGACCTTTCTACACCCATACTTTTAGCTAGGCTGGCTATTTCAGAAAAGTATTTATCAACCCAAACACCAGAAAAAGTTTGGTCGGTTTCATCAGCTACAACTAATGCTGTTTTTAATTTTGATTCTATACTTGTGTTTAATTGTTCAACAGCTTCTTGAACTAAAGCTTCTGCTTGATATTCGCTATGTTTAGCTCTAATCATCTCCTCCGCTTTTTCAGTATTAACTAAAAAAGAGGTATCAAAATCTACATCACCCGTTTCATAATTACGTAAATATTTATCAACTAAAGAATTTACGTCGCCTCTATCCCTATCAAAGTCAGAATTATATTCTCTCAACATTTCACGACTTGCTTCTTCTGCCGCGTTTTCTCCAGATAGCCTAACCAAAGCTTGTTGAAACCAAGCTGATTCTTCACCATCAAGGGCTTTTAATGCACCCTTATGTGTTTTAATATCGTGTTTTCTAGCGTAATTTGCGGCTTTAACAGTTTCTTCTTCTATATATTCTTTTTCTTTAGCTTTAAAATAAACAGTTGCATCAGCCGCCGCTTTGTCAAAGCTTTCCATAAACTGTTGGTTTTTATCACTAGCATGAGTATTAATAGTTGAATTTACAGGAGTAGCTACTATAGCAGGGGTCATATTAATTTCACCAAGCTGTTCTCCACCACCAGATACGGCAGAACTTCCAGCAACCCGTGTACGTTTAACGTCTGTCATTATTTAATCCTATTATAATTTTAACGTCCATAAGAAGCCTTACCTGAGTTTATCATTAAACCAGTACCCGCTACCGACTTTCTTGTTGATATGTTTTGTCTGACTGAGCTTTGATAATGTCCAAGATTAGCAACTGACGCACTACTTTTACCTGTAGCTCT